AACTCTCTTCAACATGGATTTTACGGAGATCGCTGAAGAGGCGTGGGAGCGAGCTGGCAGGGAAATGCGTACTGGATATGACTTGCGCACGGCTCGTCGATCCATGAACCTAATGACGATTGAGTGGCAAAGCAAGGGAATCAACATGTGGACGATGGAGCAGGGGACCATTCCTTTGACGCCAGGTTTAAACACATACGCATTACCCGCTGACACCATTGATTTGCTTGAACACGTCATTCGAACTGGTGCAAATACAGCGTCAACTCAGGCCGATCTGAGTATCACGCGTATTAGCGTTTCCACCTACGCCACTATTCCCAACAAGATCCAGCAAGCTCGACCGATTCAAGTCATGATTCAGCGGATGTCGGGAGAAACAAACCCGGCTGGATCTACGCTAAGTGGCAATATTGCCAGTACCGACACCACGATTACATTAAGTTCTACGAGCGGACTGGCTGCGGCAGGTTTTATCAAGCTGGAAAATGAGGTTGTTTACTACAACTACATCTCGGGTAACGTGTTGAGTAAATGCTTTCGAGGACAGGCTAACACTACGGCGGCCAGTCATACAAGCGGTATTACCGTTTATGTAACTCAATTGCCAGCAATTACAGTTTGGCCTACACCAGACAGCACAACACCCTACACCTTTGTCTATTGGCGTTTGCGCCGCGTACAAGATGCTGGCGCAGGTATTGAGACGGCGGACATGAACTTTCGTTTTTTACCCGCTCTTGTAGCTGGACTGGCATATCACATTGCCGTCAAGGTGCCAGAAATGATGCCGCGTGTACAAATGCTTAAACAGATGTACGACGAAACATTTGAAATTGCTGCTGGCGAAGATCGCGAAAAGGCAGCCGTAAGATTTGTTCCAAGGCGCATGTTTATCGGTGGTGGCACATAATGGGAAATAGATTTGCATCCGGCAAAAAGTCAATTGCCGAATGTGATCGGTGCGGTCAGCAATATAAGCTGCGTAATTTGAAAATTGAAATTATCAAGACTAAGCGGTACGAGTTGCTTGTTTGTCCTGCATGCTGGGATCCAGATCACCCACAGCTACAGATTGGGATGTACCCTATAGATGACCCGCAGGCGGTAAGGAATCCACGTAGAGATACAACCTATGTAACGTCCGGATTAACCTCTGGAGGCTCGCTTGGTGGAGGTAGCCGGTCAATACAGTGGGGATGGGCACCAGTAGGCGGCGCTCAATTTTTTGACAATTCGTTGACTCCAAACTATTTGGTCGCAACGAGTTATGTTGGTACAGTGTTAGTTACAGAGTCTTAAGGAGTTAATCATGGCTTTTACAAAATCTGCTGACGGAGTTGCCAAAAAAGGTCGTACCGTTGGTAAAAATCTTGGCGATAGCGGCCCCATGGTTGCCATTCAAAAGGGCAAGCCTAAGAACGGAAAAGGCGGCAAAACTAATGAAGACATGCTGTCAATGGGTCGCGGTATGGCTAAAGTTGCAAACCAGAAGCGAGGCTAATCATGGCTAAATTCAGCAAAAAAATGGGTGGCAAAGAAGTTGGCGATGCCGCTGTTTACGCCAAGCCGCACACTATGACTGGCAAAATTGTCCGCGCCGAGAGTAATCCCGGCAAAGGTAAAAATGGCAGTAACTTGAATACGGTCAACATGAGCGTTGGCAATATCAGCAAGCAAGAAGACGCACCTCCAGTTAAGACTAGCGGCATTAAAATACGTGGTACTGGCGCTGCCACAAAAGGATTAATGGCACGAGGCCCAATGGCTTGAAGTTTATATGAACTACGCCGAGTTAAAAACTTCTATTGCCAACATCTGTGAGAATCAGTTCTCAGAGAATGAGTTTGCATTGTTTGCGCAGCAGGCCGAGCAGCGCATATACAACACGGTGCAGTTAGCCAATCTACGAAAAAACGTTACTGGCAACTTGACTACGGGCAGCAACTACCTGCAAGCCCCTACGGATTTTTTGTCCACGTATTCAATTGCAGTGATTGACGGTGATGGTGATTATTATTACTTGTTGAACAAGGACGTAAACTTCATTCGAGAAGCGTATCCCAAGTCAGCGCAAACTGGCCTTCCAAAGCACTATGCAATTTTTGGCCCCAGATCTAGTGATGTAAATGAGCTGGTGTTTATTGTTGGGCCAACCCCAAATAGCGGCTACTCAACAGAGTTGCATTACTACTACTATCCAGAGTCTATTGTGACTGCTGGAGAAACATGGCTTGGAGAAAACTTCGACTCAGCGCTTCTCAATGGTGCTTTAATCGAAGCAATACGCTACATGAAGGGAGAGGCTGACTTGGTTAAAATTTACCAAGACATGTACTTCCAGTCTATTGCATTGCTTAAAAATCTTGGCGATGGCAAACAAAGGATGGACGCCTACCGCGATGGCCAAGTTAGGATTGCCGTTTCATGAGCTCAATCGTTCAAACTCAAACCACGAGCTTTAAACTAGAACTTTATCAAGCCGTACACAACCTAACAGTGGACACTTTAAAGATTGCTCTGTACTCAGCCAGCGCCGATCTCAATGAGGCAACCACGGTCTATACAACGGTTAATGAGGTATCTGGCGCTGGTTACGTGGCAGGTGGAGTTGCTATGACTGGGGTTACTTTGCTTTCCTCGGAAGACACAGCTTACGTTAACTTCAGCAACGTGGAGTTTGGCTCTTCGGTGACTGCAAGATGCGCTTTAATTTACAACGCAAGCCAAGGAAACAAAGCTATTGCAGTGCTAGACTTTGGATCTGACAAAACATCCAGTAACTTCGCTATTACCATGCCTAAGAATACTGCTACATCAGCACTTATTCGTAGCTCAAATTAAGGATTAATGATGTTCAACGACAAGGCTAAATCAGGTGAGCAAATTACTGCTGGCTTGGTTGCAAAAACTCAATCCCCAGAATCGGCAAAAGGCGGTGGTATATTCCAATTGCAGTGTTTCGACAAAGACGGCAATTTGAAGTGGCAGGATAAAATGCACAACCTTGTGGTGAATGAAGGCTTGCAGGACATGAACTCCAAGTACTTTAAGGGTAGCTCTTACACTGCGGCGTTCTTTCTTGGCCTGATTATTGGCCCCGGCGCAGCTTATGCTTCTGGCGATGCCCTTGCATCTCACGCCGGATGGATTGAATTTGTAAACTATTCCGGCACACGGAAAACTCTAACGCTTGGCACGCCCACCCTGGCAGATCCTTCGGTTATTGACAATTCAGGATCTGTTGCATCCTTTGCAATCTCAGGCGCTGGCGGAACTGTATCGGGTGCTTTCCTTTGCACGGTAGCAAGCGGAACTTCTGGCATTCTATTTTCCGAAGCAAACTTTCAGTCGCCGGGTAATAGGGCGGTGGTTTCCGGTGACGTGCTTAATGTGACTTACACTTTTAGTCTTGACGCAGCATAAGTCAAGGATAGATCCTAATGCTTGGCTTTTTGCCGTTTTCTTCTGCTCCGTTTGATTCGGCAGAGATACAGCCGCAATACTTCAGCATCACAAACGAATCGGCGGCAACGAACGACATTCTTAATGGTTTTGTTGTTTATTCGTCCTCTTTAAGTGAGTCAACTTCCGTTTTGGACAGTGGGTCAGCTCAATTCACTGGCAATACTGCCACTCTGAACTCGGCAACTGGCTCTGATAGCCCGCAGTCGAGCGCAAAGTTTTTTGTAAATCTAAGCGAATCCGCACTGGCAGTTGATGAGGACGCAATTTCTTCGGCAGCGTTTAGTGCTTTAGCCCTGAACTTTGCAATGGGATCGGATTCTTTTTTGGCCGGCGCGGTGTTTCAATCTTCCACTCAGCAGCTTGTCATTGCATCAGACCAGATTAATGCAAGATACTTGTGGGAGCCAGTGGACGACGATCAAACTACCGACTGGGATTCAGTGAACGATACTCAATCGGCTGGATGGGCAGAGATTGATGATGGCCAGATTGCCAATTGGGCGGCAATTAGCGACAATCAAACGGCAGGATGGCTAGAAGTTGACGATGACCAAGAGAGTAATTGGGGCGTCATCGGCACAGACAATTAAAGACAAAAATGGCAATAATTGTAAAAGACCGGGTACAGGAAACCACCACTACGACGGGTGTTACAGACTTCGTTCTAGGCGGAGCTGTTGGCGGCTTTCAATCATTCTCTTCCATTGGCAATACAAACTCTACGTACTACACGGCAGTAGACTCAACGACGAATGAATGGGAAGTTGGCTTCGGCACCTACAGCACAGTTGGCCCAACGCTTACAAGAACAACGGTACTTTCCTCTAGTTCGTCGGGCTCTAAAGTTGCGTTTGCATCTGGCACTAAGGTAGTATTTGTCACCTATCCTGCTGGCCGTGCAATATACGTAGACGAGGCAAACACAACTACTTTGGCTGGTCTTGCAGATGTTGCCCTGGGAAACGCTTTTCTTTCTGGTGGCGCTGGAGCAAACCCTTTTTGGGGAAAGATTGGGCTTACTACGCATGTAAGCGGCGTGCTTCCGGTGATTAATGGCGGAACTGGAAATACTACAGGATCTGCTCAGAATTTAGCAGGTGGCGGCGCGGGACAGATCCCCTACAATACAGCAGCAAGTACAACAGATTTTACGGCTACTGGCACTGTGGGACAAGTTCTTACATCTGCCGGAACCAGTGCTCCGGTTTGGAGTGGGATTAACGGGGGAACCTTCTAATGGCAACAGGAAATACGGCGCTACTTGGGCTGGCACTACCCGCTCAGGGCGAACTATCGGGCACGTGGGGTAACGTAGTAAATAGCTCAATAACGGCTCTACTGGACACTGCGGTTGCTGGAACGACCACGCTTAGCACTGACGCAGACGTTACTTTAACCTCGACCTCACTTACGTCAAACCAAGCCCGCTCGGCTGTTTTGCTATGTACTGGGGCTCGCACCGCCGTCAAATACATCACAGCTCCAGCGCAGAGCAAAATGTACGTCGTTGTTAATTCAACGTCTGGCGGCTTTCAAGTAGTTATTCGCGGCATTGGCCCAACTGCCGGAGTTTTGGTTGCAGCCGGTAGCACAGCACTGGTTGTGTGGAATGGCACTGATTTTGTGGTTGCAACGACCACCGTCAACGGAGGAATATTTTAATGGCACAAACAAACTTCACCCCCATCCAGCTATACCGTACAACTACGGCTAGTGCAGCGCCCACTTCTGGCAATCTAGCGGACGGTGAGTTGGCGATTAACACCACCGACGAAAAACTTTATTTCAAGAACGCTGCTGGCACGGTAAAACTACTCGCCTCCGCAGATGGGTCTGCGGGTGATGTAGTGGGGCCGGCTTCAGCAACCGCTGACGGCTTGGTGGCTTTCAATGGCACGACGGGCAAACTTGTAAAGCAGGCCGCTACGGTCACGGTTGCACAGGGCGGCACGGGAGTTACAAGTTCGACTGGCACAGGCAGCAACGTCTTAAACACCAGCCCAACTTTAGTAACTCCAGCCCTAGGAACCCCTTCATCCGGCGTATTAACCAACGCCACGGGATTGCCAATCTCTACCGGCGTAGCAGGCTTGGGAACTGGTGTGGCTACTTTTTTGACTACACCGTCTTCAGCCAACTTGGCATCCGCAGTCACTGGTGAAACGGGAACGGGTTCCTTGGTGTTTGCCACAAGCCCAACCTTAGTAACCCCTGCCCTAGGAATCCCCAGCAGCGGAATAGTCACAAACTTGACGGGAACGGCCTCGATCAATATAAACGGCACTGTAGGCGCGAGTACACCTGCGGCTGGTGCGTTCACTACGCTGTCGGCATCAGGAACCTCTACGCTGGCTGCTGTGAACTCTGGGGCGCTAGCAGTAACCGGGGCTATCTCTTCCACAACCGATGCAACTCTATCAGGCGTGCGAGTAGGCAAAGGTGCTGGGGCAATATCGTCGAACACCGCATTGGGTTCGGGTGCTTTGAATTCAAACACCACGGGCGTCAGCAACATAGCCAGCGGGGTGAACGCACTCAACGCCAACACCACAGGCACTAACAACACAGCCAGCGGGCATCAAGCACTCCAGCTCAACACCACGGGCGGCAACAACACAGCCAACGGGTTTCAAGCACTCCTCAACAACACCACGGGTACCCAAAACACAGCCAGCGGAGCGAGCGCACTTCAGAGCAACACCACTGGCTTCAACAACACAGCCAGCGGGTATCAAGCACTCCAGAACAACACCACGGGCAACAGCAACACAGCCAGTGGGGTGAGCGCACTCCTCAACAACACCACGGGCACTCAAAACACAGCCAGTGGGGTGAGCGCACTCCGCAGCAACACCACAGGCAGCCAAAACACAGCCAGTGGGCTGAACGCACTCCAGCTCAACACCACAGGCAGCGGAAACACGGCAATCAATCCGCTTAATTCAGCAGGCAGCTACGCTCCAGTCTTCAACCCAACGACCGAAAACAATCGGTTTTGCATGGGCTCTACGGCTGTCACGAACGCCTACATTCAAGTGGCATGGACAGTGGTTTCAGATGCACGTGACAAGACCAACTTTGCACCTGTACCGCATGGCCTTGAGTTTGTTAAAGCGTTGCAACCTACAGCGTATCAATTCCGTACCGCACGGGACTCTGAAGAAACCAACGGCGGGGTGCGCTACGGCTTTAAAGCTCAGGACGTGCTGGCGCTTGAAGGTGCTAACCCTGTCATTGTAGACAACGAAGATGCAGACAAACTGCGCATGATTGATACCGCTCTTATTCCCGTACTTGTCAAAGCCCTGCAAGAACTCAATGCAAAGTTTGACGCTTACGTTTTAACCCACCCTTGAAAGTAACCCATGATTATCGAAACTACACCTGAGCAAATCGATGAGCACTACGTTATCGAAACTACACCTGAGCAAATCGCAAAGCACTACTCTTCCGCAATGGACAGTGTGAATCTGATTAACGCTCTAAAAGCAAAACCTGCTTTGAATGCTGAAGAGGCAGACACATTGGCACGCAACCAAGAGCATTTGGTATTGATGCTAGCTAAGGATTATTGGACAACGGAAGACCTGACACCC